GTACTAACCCAGAAAAGCGGTGCCGTAAATGGCAACCACTCAAATCTCTGGTGTAGGCAACCTCGTAGTCAATGCATATGACACATATGTAAGAGCTGCACTCCGCTCACTTCCTGTCATGCGTTCAGTCGCAGATGTACGACCAGTAGCCCTCACCAACCCGGGAACTACTCTCAAGTTTGCAGTTTATGCTAACTTGGCAGCAGCAACCACAGCATTAACAGAAACATCTGATGTAACACCAGTTGCATTGGCAAACCCATCACAGGTAACAGTTACTGTTACTGAATACGGTAATGCTGTTGAGCAGACAGAGAAGGTCAACATGGCCACATTCTCTTCTATCGACACCATGATCGGTGATGCAATCGCTTACAACGCTGCTGATACTTTGGATCAGCTTGTTGCAACAGCACTAACATCTGGATCAGTAGTTAAGTACGGTGGAAGCCGTACATCAACAGCTACTCTTACAGCTACAGATGTTCTTTCAACAACAATGCTTCGTAAAGCACAGACAGCACTTCTTGAGGCTAACGCTCAACCTCGTGTTGGTGACCTTTACACATTGTTCATCCACCCACGCCAAGCTTTCGACCTTCGTGCCGAGACTGGTTCAGGCGGATTTGTGGATATCCACAAGTACACAACTGAAAATGTTGGAAACCTATTGACAGGCACCATTGGTGTTCTTGAAGGATTCCAAGTTGTTCAGACATCTCGTGTTCCATCAGCAACATCAGGTGCATCTTCAGCTACTGTTTACTCAGCAGTTGCAGTCGGTAAGGAAGCTCTTCTTGAGGCTAATGTTTACGATGTGCAAACAGTCGTAGCACCTCAGATCGACATCCTTCGCCGTAAGTCAGCACTTGGCTGGAAGTACTTCGGTGGCTGGGGCATCTTCCGTGATGCAGCAGTTTGCCGTTTGGAAACAGGCGGATCTAGCCTCTAGTAGGTCATTAGTTGAGGGGGGCAGGGCAACCTGCCTCCCTCTCTATTAAAAGGAGAATCATGGCAAGTTATACATTTTACCCACCACAGGTAATGGAAGGTTATCCATTGGCTGACAAGTGGTGGCGTAGGGTTGTATCCCAGCGAGGGGTTGCCGTGCTTATCAACGATGGTGAATTGTCTTTATCTCGAGCAGTTACCGAAGATGAACTTAGAGATTATGATTATGTGTTTCTCGGTGGGCGAGGTCACATCGTGAATGAAGCCACGAAGGATATTCTTGTAGCTCAAGGATTTCCAATCAGGAGTCAGGCTCAAGCCGACTCCGATTCAAACATAGCCCATAATGGTTTTCTGGTGGTGATTAGTTAATGGGATGCAGAACAGGTTGCCCTACTCAGGATCACATTAACTGGGGTGAGTGCCTAAAGCAATCAGGTCTACAGGTTAATACAGGCGATGCTAACAGTTCCAAGATGATGCCTCAAAAGAAATGGGATGCAGAGCTAAACGCATACCAATCTGCAATCAGCCAAGGTATTGAACCAGCGACAACAAACATGAAGGATATTCGTGGTGCAGTTGAACTAAGCAACATAGCCGGTAAGGCATTTGACTCAACCACTAACTCGTTTAAGGACTGAGCATGACAACCATTATCGGAATCCAAGGTAAAGGCTGGGGATTGATTGCAGCCGAATCTCTGATAGTGGGTGCAGATCAGAAGTTCATGGCTACCGGTATGGATAAGGTAGTTGAAAAGGGTGAGTATGTAATTGCCTTTGCTGGCGATGCAATCGCCGGGGATATAGCCCTACACAGTTGGAATGCTCCTAAGATTCCACGAGGTGTGAACCTAGATAAATTTATGATGACAGATTTATTGCCATCACTTAAGCAAGCATACGCAGACTATGGATACGATCCAGCACCTAAGACTGCCGATAACGATCCTAAAGATGGATCAGGTTTTGATGCATTGATCTGCCTTCGAGGAAAGATTTATCAAATCGATAATGACTTCTCTTGGGTAAGAGATGACCGTGGAATATACGGAGTTGGATCTGGCAGTTCGTATGCACTCGGTGCATTGGCCAGAGCCACACTATCCACAACGAATACAAGAACAGCAGCTAATGAAGCTCGTAAGGCAATAGAGATTTCCATCTCGTTTGACATAAACAGCGGTGGGAAAGTCAAAGTCATCACTCAAAGGGAGAAGCAAATGTCAGTTAAAGGCGAGAAGTACAAGTCAGCAGCAGCAAAGATGAAGCACGAAAAGTCAGAAGGCCCAGCAATGCGTAAGAAAGAATATGGTTCTTCAAAGATGAAGGCTATGCCTAAGAAAATGGGCAAGAAGAAGTAATGAAGCCAGCAAAGATCAAGAAGGTTATGAAGGAGTTCAAATTAGGAACTCTTCACTCAGGATCTAAAAAGGGCCCTGTAGTTAAATCTCGCAAGCAAGCAGTTGCTATTGCGATGTCAGAGGCAGGAATGTCCAAGAAGGGCAAGAAGAGTGGCGGAAAGAAAAAGTAAGGCAGACCCTCGTTTAAAAGCAGCAGGTGTGTCTGGCTTTAATAAGCCAAAAAGAACCCCGAGCCATCCAACGAAGTCTCATGTCGTTGTTGCAAAAGAAGGCGACAAGGTAAAGACAATTCGATTTGGTCAACAAGGAGTTCAGGGTTCTCCGGATGGATCAGCTCGTAACAAAGCATTCAAAGCTCGTCATGCTAAGAACATTGCCAAGGGCAAAATGTCAGCAGCCTATTGGGCAGATAAGGTGAAATGGTGAAAAAGAAAATAGCATTCTGGGATAAGAAAAATCCTAATAAGAAATCTACTCCATTGACTCCGGCACAGAAAGCAAAGGCTAAGGCTTCTGCTAAGAAGGCTGGAAGACCATATCCAAATTTAGTAGATAACGCAGCAGCAAAGAGAAAGGCTAAGTAATGGCAACTGGTACCAACGGAAGCACACTCCATGCAGAACTTAATAGACTTGCTAATGGTGGCACCTATCCTGCTATCCAGTCATATGTAGGTGCAGCTTTAGCTGCAAACACTTGGGCTGGAACTACAGGACTTAGCGTTGTTGGTGCCTTAAATGTCAAGGCTGGAAACACTCGGCCTAATTACAAAGACCTTCGTGGGGTCTGCAATCAACTTGGTGGAACTACTGATAAGGCTGCTGCCGCAGCCCTGAGAGCAAGGTCTTCATGACAACAACATTTAGCGGAATAGTAGAACGAGTCCTTGGGCAGATCCAGAGTTATGGGGCCCAGCAGGAGACTGCTACTTGGATTAACCAATCCGGTGGAATTGCATCAACCACAGCCACAGACTTCGTAGTAAATGAGACTGCCCAGATGGGCCGTGGCATCATCGAGGTTGGCTCTGAACTGATGTATGTAGATCGAACAGACAACCTAACCAAGCAGGTCTACCTTGCCCCTTGGGGTAGGGGTTTTAGAGGCACTACAGCCTCTACAGCAGCCAACGAGACCAAAGTGGTAATTGCACCTCAATACCCACGCTTCATGGTCAAGCAGGCTATTAACGACACAATTCAGGCTGTCTATCCAGAACTTTTTGGAGTAGGCACACACACCTTTAGCTTTAACTCAGCCGTTACTGCCTACTCACTTCCGGCTACTGCCGACTATGTCCTCAATGTCAAGTGGCAGACTATTGGCTCAACCAAGGAATGGCTCAATGTCCGTAGGTATGACACAGACAAGACTGCCAACACCACAGTATTTGCCAATGGCAAGACCATCAATATCTTTGACATGATTGATCCGGGCAGAACTGTTCAAGTTATCTATGCCAAGGCTCCATCTGTTATGTCATCTGAGAATGACATCTATGAAACAGTAACTGGTCTGCCATCTTCTACTATTGATGTAATTGTCTATGGAGCTATTGCTCGACTTATCGTTGGTTCAGATGCTGCACGAATCCCAAACCAGACAGTAGAAGCAGACATGATGGATCAATCCAAGCCAATCGGTGGCGGAACTTCCGTTGCACGATTCTACCTTGGTCTATACCAGCAACGACTACAGCAAGAAGCTGCTGGCCTTCGAGATCTTTATCCACCCCGACTCCACTATACGAGGTAACCAATGGCCCAGAAAAGATACTACGCCTCAACAGCAAAACAGGCATCGCTATCAACCGGTATCGATAGTACTGTTCAATCAATCACGCTTGACCTAGTAACAGGTTTCCCAAGCAACTATCCTTACACCTTGGTTATCGATCCAGATACCAACAAAGAAGAACTTATCAAGGTAACTGCATCAGGTGGTGGAACCACCCTTACTGTAACTCGTGGAGAAGACAGCACATCTAATGTGGCTCACTCTGCTGGAGCAACGGTTCGCCATGTGGTTTCTGGTCAGGACTTCAATGAGTTCTCTGCTCACATTGGATCTGCCGCTACACCTACAACAGCAGGTGTTCATGGTGTAACTGGCAATGTTGTTGGAACTACAGATTCACAGACACTTACAAATAAAATTATTTCCGGTGCAGTTATTGCAACTGGTGGCATTCAGTTTGAAGGTGCAACCGATGATACTTTTGAAACTACCCTTACAGTTACAGACCCAACAGCAGATCGAACAATCACTCTTCCCAATGCCACAGGCACAGTAACTCTTGATGGAGTTGCATCAACCCTTACATCTAAGACAATCACAAGCGGAACCTTGGGTTCTGATCTTGCTGCTGGAACCTACAAAATTACAGGTCTTGGAACTCCATCTGCTAATACAGATGCAGCAACTAAATCTTATGTAGATACAGCAGTAGCCAATGTGGTTGCTTCTGCTCCAGCAGCACTTGATACTCTTAATGAGTTGGCAACAGCTCTTGGTAATGATGCATCATTCTCAACTACCGTAGCTACATCCATTGGAACTAAGGTTGCCAAGGCTGGCGATTCTATGACCGGTGCCTTATCAATGGGTACTAATAAAATTACATCCCTTGGAACACCTACTGCATCTACAGATGCTGTCAATAAAACTTATGTAGATACTCTATTTGGATCGACTACATCAGCCGCTGCTAGTGCAACTGCCGCTGCTACATCAGCATCAAGTGCTTCTACATCAGCAAGTTCGGCTGCTACATCAGCCACTTCAGCAGCAACTTCTGCTTCATCAGCAGCAACAAGTGCTTCATCTGCGGCCACATCTGCAACATCAGCAGCATCTACTTACTCATCAGTAATTGGATTAACTGGTGCAGGAATTGTCCGTGATATGGGATCTATTACAGATGCCGATACAACATCGACTACCTATATCAACATTGCAACTATTGCAGCATCAGCAGCAACATCTGCAACGAGTGCTGCAACATCTGCTAGTTCTGCATCTACATCGGCTACTTCTGCTGCATCTTCAGCAACAGCCGCAGCTACTTCTGCTTCTAGTGCAAGCACATCTGCAACGAGTGCTGCAACATCTGCATCCTCTGCTGCAACTTCTGCCGCATCGGCAGCAGCATCTGCTACATCAGCAGCTAGTGCAATTCAGGCAGTAATTGTTGATGCCAAGGGAGATCTTATTGTTGGATCGGCAGCAGATACTGTAGCCAGACTTGCAGTTGGAACAGATGGTTATTTGCTTACAGCATCATCTACAGCAACTAATGGAATTACTTGGGCAGCAGCTCCAGTAAGTCTTCCATCACAAACTGGTAACTCTGGAAAATATTTAACAACTAACGGTACAGCAGCATCTTGGGCTACGATCACTACCGATCCATTGCCAGATGTATTTATGATGATGGGAGCATAAGATGCCTAGTTCATTTGCAATTCAACTCCGTAGAGGCACAACAGCACAACACTCTACATTTACAGGTTTGCTCGGTGAGATAACAGTCGACACCGACAAAGACACTATCGTAGTTCACGATGGTGCCGTAGCTGGAGGGTATCCTTTAGCTAAAGCATCCGATGTCGCAGCCGGCACCGGACTCGATCCGTTTCTACTTATGGGAGCATAAACATGGCATATAAAGTACTAGGGCAGCTTGCCGCTGCCGCAACAACAGAAGAGGCTCTATACGCTGTACCTGCTTCTTCTTCAGCAGTAGTATCATCAATCGTAATTGCTAATCGTGGTGCAACAGCAGCCACATATCGTTTGGCAGTAAAACCAACAGCAGCTACAACTTTGGCTACAAATCACTATCTTGCATATGATGTATCTATTGCAGCCAATGATTCAGTAGCACTAACACTTGGAATTACATTGGCAGCAACTAATGCAATTCGTACATACGCATCAAACACAAACCTTACATTTACAGCATTTGGTTCAGAGTCCTAATTAACTGAAAGGTAACACCAATGGCAATTTCAAAATTTAGCAATTCTACCGTTGCTAAAGGAATCAACAAGTATTCTAATTTATCTTCAACAATACTTATTGATTACCTTATTGTTGCCGGTGGTGGTAGCGGTGGAACACCAGACGGCGGCGGTGGAGGTGCTGGTGGTTATTTAACTAGCACAAATTACTCAGTAAATACTGGACAAACATATTCAATTACTGTTGGTGGAGGTGGAGCAAGTGTAACAACACCTGCTTCTGCTCCGTATCCAACTGGAAATGCTGGTTCTAATTCAGTATTTGGATCTATTACTGCAACAGGTGGCGGATATGGTGGAGGTTCATCAAGCCCTGTTGGTGGTAGCGGTGGCTCTGGTGGTGGTGGATGCTATCCCAGTACTTCTGGTGGTGGTTCCGCTTCACCAAGTGGCCAAGGATATGCAGGAGGTAGTTATACTGCTGCTGCCCCTTCTTATGGTGCTGGTGGCGGCGGCGGT